CGTGTATCTTTAAAACTACAACCTGACATTCAGTACATTAGGTTCTAAAAACATGGCGCGTTATGCTTCTGGGAAATATGCGTATGGTTTATCGGACCGTTCAGGTTTTCGCTATCGCTTGCGCGAGATGAGAAAAGAGTGGAACGGGCTTGTAGTTGGCCCTGATGAGTTTGAGCCAAAGCATCCGCAGCTGGAAGCGCCGCGTGTTGGCCCGGACCCACAGGCATTGCGCAATCCCAGGCCTGACCGCAGTGAGTCACTGACGGTCTTTGTATATACAGACCAGATTGGATTGCCAGAAGAAGGACCCCGTGCAGTGGGTCGAGTTGGTACAGTGACAATTGGAGGCACTGTTCCGAGTGTTGACGTTGATGTACCTGTTACCGGCGCGTCAACAACTCCAGCTGTTGGGGACGTAACTGTTTCTGTCCCGACGGTGGCATTAACATTTGATTCGACTGATAATACTTTAGATTCAACCGACAACACATTTGACGAAGGGGTTGAAACAGAATCGTTAACTTTAGATTCAACGGATAGTACATTTGATTCAGCAGACAACACATTTGATGAGGCTTAAATGACAAAGCAAACAGTAAATATCGGATCATCTGCAAATGATGGGACAGGCGATACGCTGAGGGACGGTGCTGACAAACTCAACGACAACTTCAACGAAGTGTATGATGCGTTGGGTGACGGCACAACGCTCACGGACTTGATCAATGCCAGTGGTGAGGTTGACGTATCAAGTGGGTCAAACAAACTAGTGTTTTTGTACTCCGCTGAGGGCGATTTGCCCAGCTCGTCAACGTACCACGGCGCTGTGGCGCACGTTCACGCAACAGGGGCGCTTTATTATGCACATGTTGGTTGGAATAAAGTCGTTGCGGATATATCGGATGGACCGATCACTAACTATACGCACCCCGGACCGCAGTTGTTGTACACGACCACGGGCGATACATCATCCTCGTTTTATCGTTTTTCAGGTCCCGGCGTAGATACAGGTAACAACCCTGACTTTACGGTGTATCGTGGGCATACATACATTTTTGACAACAGCACAAACTATCCGTCGCACCCACTCGAGATTCGAGTGTCTGACGGCGGTTCTGCATTTACCGAGGGAGTCACTCAGTTGACAGGCAACAGTGGCGAGATCGTTAAGTTTATTGTTCCTCATGAGCCAAGTGACATGTCACTTGTTTATCAATGCACCGTCCATTCTGCAATGGTCGGCAACATAACGATAGTGTAATGGTATGAGCTACACAAAAGCAGAGCTAAAACAAGCAGTTCAAGATTACACAGAAAATCAAGAGACGAGCTTCGTCAACAACTTGGACACGTTTATTGAGTCGTGCGAAGAGCGTATCTTTAAGAACGTCGGTTTGACTTTTTTCCGCCGCAATCAAACAGCGAACCTGACGACATCAAACCAGTTTTTAAACATGCCTTCAGACTTCTTAGCGCCGTTTTCTTTGTCCATTACATCGGGCACAAGCAAAAAGTTTTTAGAATTCAAGGACGTAAACTACCTTCAGGATTACGCTCCAGATTCATCGGTGACCGGTGAGCCGCGGTACTACGGTTCGTTTGATTATGAGAACTTTATTGTTGCGCCGACTCCTGACAGCGACTATGCGGTTGAATTGCATTACTACTATCGTCCACCTTCTTTAACTGCTCAAGGGGACAGCGGCACGACATGGTTGTCGGTCAACGCGCCACAGGCTGTTTTGTACGGCACACTGATTGCTGCATATACCTACATGAAGGGCGAACCAGACGTTTTGCAGAACTATAACGCTCAGTTCACAGAAGCCGTGGCTCGATTGAAGAACCTGGGTGAAGCGCGTGAGACCACTGACGCATACCGTGAAGGTTTGGTTAGACGAGACAAAACATGATCACAAGCGAAGCAATTAAGTTTGAGTTACCTGAAACTCCAGTTGTTAATGTACATACAACATCCGGACGTGGTTTCACACCCGAGGAAGTTGCAGAGCGGTGCGTGGATCGTTTGATCAGTATTTCTGACACAGCGGAGCCCGCACTCAAAGAGCAAGCCAGAGCATTTAAAAAGCAGGCGCATCAGTTAATTACTTACTATATGCGCGATGCCATTCGCTCTGACCGCACAACCATATATAATGCACTGAAAGATGCGGGGCATCCAGAATTAGCTGAAGCCATAAGGAGACTGTAATGGCCATCACACAAGCAATGACAACTTCATTCAAGCAACAGTTGTTGGAAGGCAAGCACAACTTCCGCTCAGGCGGACACACGTTCAACCTTGCGTTGTTTACGTCTTCTGCGACTTTGGACGCGACCACAACTGATTTTTCAACATCGGATGAGGTTTCTGGAAGTGGATACACTTCGGGCGGTGCGGCTTTGACAAATGTCAACCCAACAACATCTGGAACCACAGCGTTCACAGATTTTGCGGATTTGACGTTTTCGTCCGCTTCGATTACTGCACGCGGAGCACTGGTTTACAACACTACAACAGAAGGCGGAGCAGGAACAACGGACGCTGTAATTGTCCTTGATTTTGGTGATGACAAGACATCAACTTCAGGGGATTTCACGATAGCTTTTCCCACAGCATCGGCGTCAGATGCCATAATTCGGATAGCGTGAACTGTATTGAAAGGGCCGAAAAGCCTATCTTCGTCACCGCAAAAAACGAATTAAAGCTGCCGTACAGTGGGCCAAAGAAAACAAACATCGGGCTTCGGCCAACAAAGCCGCGTACAAAGCCGCAAAGAAAAATGCAGCTCCTACTTGGTTAACTGATGACGAGTTTTGGATGATGCAGCAGGCATATGAGCTTGCGCGAGATCGGTCTGATATAATGGGTTTTGCGTGGCATGTGGATCATGTTGTTCCGTTACGCGGAGAAAACTTTTCTGGGTTACATGTTCCTTGGAATCTACAGGTTATACCGGGAAGCTTGAACTGTAGTAAGCAGAACCATTTGGAGATGTAAATGGCAAATATCACCGGCTGGGGAAGAGGGACGTGGTCCCAAGGGGCATGGGGCGAACCCATCCCTGTCGAACTCACTGGTGAATCTGCCTCCGGTGCGGTAGGTTCTGTCGTTGTATCGGTTGACGATACGACTGCGGTATTTGGCGTTGAAGCAACCACTGCCGTTGGCTCTGTCACAGTCGCCGCCGACGCGGATGTCCCGGCCACAGGTCTTGAAGCAACCACTGCCGTTGGCTCTGTCACAGTCACCGGTCTCGCCAACGTCTTCCCAACAGGCCTTGAAGCAACCACTGCGGTCGGCACGGTTTCGATTGTTGCTGAAGCTAATGTTCCAGCCACTGGTATTGAAGCCATTACAGCGGTCGGCACTGTTTCGATTGTTGCTGAAGCCAACGTCTCTGTAACCGGAGAATCTGCCACTGCGTCAGAGGGTGATGTCACAGTCACCGGCGACGCGAATGTCCCTCAGACTGGGCTTGCTGCCACGGGTGGTGTTGGAACAGTTTCCATTACAGGCGACGCTAATGTATCCTTGACAGGTGCAAATTTGGTCGGTACGGGGCAGGTTGGAACGCCCTTTATTTGGAGCGAAATCGACCCAACAGGTGGCGGGACTTGGTCCGGTATATCTCCATCACAGTCGCCGGGTTGGACAGAGATCACACCGAACCAGAGTCCAAATTGGGAAGAGGTCGCCGCTTAGGAGAACTGAATGGCAAGTACATATACCACCAGAAACGGCATCGAGCTGATCGCAACGGGTGAGCAGTCCGGTACGTGGGGTGACACTACTAACACCAACTTACAGATCGTGGACCGTGTACTGTCTGGCGTGGGTACGATTGATCTGTCTGGTTCAGGTGCGGCGCACACTTTAACAACCACCGACGGCACGTTGACCGACGGCATGTATAAGCTGTTGATTCTGGACGGCGCTACTGAAGCCTGCACAATCACCATCGCTCCGAACGATGCACAGAAAATTTACTTTGTTTACAACAACTC